AATGGTCGGGGATATGGACATTAAAGTGGATTGGACTACCGCTTCATTCGAAGACGGGATCTTCTACACTATCATTCGAGAGATGGAGGTTACACAATGAGCTACACTAATGAGATTATCCGAGACATCACCGATGTTGCAAACCCAAACAGCAATCGAACGCTAGCCATTGCGGACTCTGAAAAGTCTGCAGTAGCGCTCACTACGCTAGCCGTGACGGCTGGTGAACTGGGTCTAGCAACCTTTATCATTGATGGAGTAGGCGAGAGCGGCGAAGCAAATCGTTTCCTAATCGTGGCGGACACTAAAGAAGAAATGCAAGGATGGGCCATAGAGCTAACGCTAGTAGGTGACGGCTATCCTACCGCTACGCCCTCCGGAGCGGCTGCGCGGCAACGCTTACAACGCACCATGGGCCGCGCCCTAGGATATGAGAAGGATTCCATAGAGGAATTCATTAAGTCTGAAGTGGCAGCTACTTGCCCATGTACATGTTGCGGAGGTAACCCACAATGAAAGGTGAAAAGGAAAAGATACTTAGGCGCATGGCGCTTGATCTTGATTGGCTGTACGACAACGCTGAAGATAAGGGAGAGCGTGACGCTGTGTCGCTTGTCGAGGATATTGTACATAACTGGTTAGACGCTGAAATAGACAAGAGGTTTGTAAAATGACAGGTAAAGATCGAGAAAGGCTAAGCCATGCGGCCCGTGTTATCATCTATGCGGGTCTATTCTACTTCGCGGCATACGCCGTGCTACTGACAGGGGAACTATGATGCGAAAGGATATTTACAATCAGCTAATGGCAGTCGCTGAGCTATTCGGTGGCTATGCTGTAGAGGATGCGGCGGACGCGAAAGAGACTAAGCTGGGTGAGAGACACTCTCAATGGCTTGAGGGTAGGGCGTCTGCCTATCGTCTGGTTGAAAGCCACTGCACGCGTATGGCAGCAATCTACAAGGAGGACGAAGAATGAAATACTTATCAGAGGTGACTTACGACGGCGTGACCTATGAAGCATGGGTTACTGTACATGATGACGCCGATGCAGACTTTTCTACGTGCCTAGCCTATCTAAACGATACGGTTTGCACCCTGTCTGAAGTGCCCGATATGGTGCAGGATGATCTGCTAGATGTTGCTATTGGCATGTACATTAGCGACGACGGAGCGGATGAAATATACGAAGCTTGGAGGGATGCATGAATAATAAACTTAGGGCGGAGGCCGCGCTTGTCGCACTGAGAGCGTTTAACAATCACATGCCAAATGGTGATGATGTCGAGGTTGTGGGTGACTTGATCTGTGATCTAATGCACCTTCTAGATGACCCAGACTTAGGGTTTTCTCATCTCTTATTTAGTGAAGAGCTTGATAAAGCTAACCGATTCTACGGACAGGAGAATGCATGATGTATTACGTACAATATAAGGCGGTGGGAGTGGGCGGCAATGGCCAGTGGGTTATTGATAAGGAGCTCGATAGCCTAGAAGCGGCGCTAGCGTATGCCATAGCGGAAGCGCGGAACACTCACATTGTCCCACATAGGGTTCTGACGACAAAAAAGGGTGGCGGGGTGAAAGTACTTGTTAAGTTTAAGCCACTGAGGGATGCATGATGTACTATGTACAATATAAACTGAAGGACGATGGTAAGCTGTGGATCAACGATCTTAAGTGCGGCAGCCTAGACGAGGCTTTGATCTACGCTTTCCCAGAGGCGCGTAATAGCGTCAAGCTATACCATCGTATCGTTTGGATTAAGAAGAATGGCAAGGTGAAAGTACTTGCTAAGTTTAAGCCACTGAGGGATGCATGATGTATTGGGTCGTGATGTTTGACAGAAACGGCGGTGAGCTAGACCCGGAAGGGCCTTTCGACTGCCAGCGTGACGCGCAGAGCCATGCAGAGTTTGCTCTTGACTGGCAATGGGTGACTTATGAAATACAAACGGAGGATGCATAATGAACCAATTAGAGACATACCATAAGCTGCGGGACATGCAGCGAAAGATCAAACATCTCAGGGATCTAAACACCATGGGTTCAACTGAAGATCCAGTGTCGCGCGGTGTCGCCTTAGCTTATGACAACGCGTATGGCATGGTGGATAAGATAGCGAACCAACTGTATCGTGAGGGTATAACTCAGGAGGAGACAGATGACGAATGACATGCTAGCGGCTGTCACAACGGCAGTCACCATGAAACGTGGCGCGTACACTTGGGCTGAGGCCCTGTCGTACGCTGCCATACAGCACAGCCTCGACGAATTCCAAGAAGAAGACTTGGACTCAATCGCACGCAACCAATACCGACGCTTACAGGAGCAAACAAAGTGACAGACTATGAAAAGCTAGAGGCTATACATTCTATGCTGATGGACTACTTAGACGACGCAGAGTCTTGCCGTGATGTACTTTGGGAAGTCTTGGAAACAGTAGAAGAAGTGCGAGAAACTTACTTACAGGAGCAGACAAAGTGAGATTACTTCTAGTTTTATTACTTACTGGCTGCACCACAGTAAGCACCAACGACCCATCATGGACATACCCCACAGAATACACGGAGTACACACAATGAGCTTTGCAAAAGAACTAATGGCAGCAATCGACGACGCACGCGCTAACCCTAACGATCACAGCGAATTAGGACAGGTGCTTCGCGTACCTACCGACCGATACGGTGCGGCACTGAGTCGCCAGACCAAAAGGGCGGAGCTATGGCAGTCTCTTATAGACTTCCGAGAGGAGAGGATAACGGAGGAGGATTTATTCATGTTCATGCAGACATTCGATTCTGCTCTGGACTTTCACGGATTCGTTAAACTAATGGGGGAAATAGGCCATGAACTTTGATTATTCGGTACGTCTGGTCGAGCTAGACCACACCATCGCCTCTGATATGACGAAGCGAGAGGCACACACGCTGGCTTATCAGACGGCTATCCACCAAGGCTACGCCGCTAAGGTGTACCGCCACAGCGAGGCGATAGGAAAAGCAGTTTTTCCTGCTAGTGATAAGTGCAGTGGCTTCTATGACAATCTTTTTACTGAGGGACTACCACATGTCTGAGCTATTCGAGGGCTACGAGGGCGACACGCTGGACTCACAGCAATTAAAACAGGACAACATAAACCACAAGCTAACCTCTATCGGGAGCTTAGAGGCGTTCACTGCCGCTATGGCAGCGACACCAGTTGACCGGAAGCAGCGCACCAAAATGATGCGTGATCCCACTATTCCTGCGAGGCATATGTACTACCGAAAGCCCAGTACTAAGCACAAGGAGCAGGTTAGATCGTCTATTGATTGGCTTCTGTTACATGCCGATGAGCTGCCACCTGAACTGAACATGGAGAAGAACTGCGCTCCGCGTGGTGTCGTGGCTAGAGACATCACCGTGAACGTGGGTAGTGTCGAGAGTCGGGAGGCTGACGCAGCAATTCAGGACGCTTCCCGAGAGGACGCCAGTGTAGGTCTGTTCTATATGGAAGGCATCAGCGCCTACAAGGGACGCACTGCGGCGTTCTTCGAGGCCCTACGTAACCCTAACCTGCGGGGTGACATGCACAGTCGTGGACTGAGTGACGCTCAGGTGCAGCTATACCTAGGCGAGGTACAGGCGGAGGCTTACCGGAAGTATGCCGAACACAAGGCGTACATGCTACGCTGGCGTGGGATGCAGGAGTTCCGAGGGGTGACTAGGGCCATTGAGGAGGAGGCCAAGGGTGTCAAGCTAAGTAAGGCACAGTCTAACGCTAAGGATATGCCCTCTCAGGAGCGCCTGAATGAGCTTCTCAGCTACGATCCCGAGACTGGTACGTTGGTAAGGGCTATCGCTCAACGTGGCGTGACGAAAGGCTCAGTGGCTTATACGGTACGTAAGGACGGTAAGCTCAAGACTAGGGTTGACTACGGTTTGTTTGCTACTGCCCGTGTTGTATACATGCTAGTCACAGGCATTGATCCCAAGGATGCAACGATACATTATATCAATGGCGACCTGTCTGATCTTAGATGGGACAATCTAATGCTAGAGACTACCAGTAACGTGGTGATGGGCAGCTCTGCTGAAGACAGGACAAGGCTAGACTACGACACCAAATATAGGGCTAGGGTTATGGTATCAGGCAAGGCAATACGTATTGGAGACTTCGACACCGAGGAGGAGGCTGAGGCTGCTAAGTCTTTGTTTGTTAAGACATTGAAGCGTAGTGATACCCCTCTTGCCCCATAATATTTCATAGGTATAAGGACTACATAAGCTTACTGAGGCTGGGTAATTAAGTATTAATTCTTACTCAGCTTAAGCTTACACTTAGGAGAACAAAATGGAAGAGTCTACCCTTATTAGTAAGGGGTCTTGCGATTCATGCGGTAGCTCAGATGCTAATGCCCTCTACGATGACGGCCATAGCTTCTGCTTTAGCTGCAACACACACAAACAAGGAGAGTCTACTGTGAGTCATGTAACGCTTACATCAGGTGGAGAACTAGATAGATTAATCGGAGTCTGGAATGCTAAGGGAGCTACAGCTATCCCAGATAGGTCGCTAACCACAGGCACCTGCTCTAAGTACGGTGTCATTGTGGATGGTGACGTCCAAATGTATCCTTATTTTGCTGAGGGAATCACGGAACCCGTAGGCTTCAAGCTACGGACTGTCTCTACCAAGGGCTTCCGTGCAGTGGGGGACATAAAGTCTGCTGGATTGTTCGGTCAGCAACGCTTCGGCAATCACGACCAGAATAGAATAGTAATAACCGAGGGAGAGCTAGACGCTCTGGCTGCTGACCAGATGTTCGGCAGTAAGACTGCGGTTGTTAGCCTCAAGGGTGGAGCTGCCGCTGCTGGTCGGGATGTGAAGGCTTCCTATAACTTCCTAGATGGGTACAAGGAGATTGTCTTTTGTCCTGATGCAGACAACGCAGGACAGGAGGCGATAGCTAAGATAGCTGACGTGTTCGCTGGTAAGCTACGCATCATGAAGCTGGACGCATCGGTAGGTAAGGACGCGTGCGACTACCTCAAGAAGGGCAAGACGGAGGAGTTCACTAGGGCTTTCTTTTCTGCTGCCGCTTATGTACCTGATGGGATCATCAGCAAGGACGACCTATGGGAGCGGCTAAACGCTGACCGACCGGCTGCCATGGGAGACTACCCTTGGGAGGCACTCAACAAGCTGACGTATGGCTTCCGTCCTACTGAACTCATCACCGTATGTGCTGGCTCAGGACTGGGCAAGTCGTCTATCCTACGTGAGCTAGTCATGCATGTTAAGAACACGACAGAGCACAAGATAGGTTGTCTGTTCATGGAGGAGTCGGTAGAGCGTACGGCTGAGGGCTTCATGGGTGTAGACCTAAGCACTCCGGTACACTTACCTACCTCTACGGTACAGCGTGGCTCACAGGAGTACAAGGACAGCTTCGAGCGTGTGTTCGGAGACGACAGGCTAATGATTATGGACGCTAGCTTCGACACTGGTGCCACTGTGGATCAGGTCGTGGCTCGTGTGCGGTACATGGCTAAGGCTTTGGACTGTAAGATAATCATACTAGATCACATCAGTATCCTCGTATCAGGCGGCCAGCATGGCGATGAGCGCAAGGCATTGGATGAGATCATGACTAAGCTACGCAGTCTAACGCAGGACACAGGCATCACACTGTTCGCAGTGTCACACTTGAAACGACCGGAGGGTAAAGGACATGAGGAAGGAGCAGCTACGTCAGTGGCGCAGCTTAGGGGCAGTGCTTCTATTGCTCAGCTGTCTGACTTTGTTATCGGTTTGGAACGGAACGGGCAAGCAGAAGATCCTACTGAACGGAACACTACTAACATGCGAGTACTCAAGAACAGGTTTAGTGGCGTTACTGGGCCAGCCGGCTCTTTACTGTACAACGGATCGACCGGACGGCTGAGCGAGTTCACACCACCGGAGGAGGAGGAGGTTATCTTATGAGTAAGATGGGAGCGTACGTACTAGAACTACAAACTAAACAGGATGAGGAGCATGCCCATGTACCGGCATATCAAGAGAGCAGTAGTAGATATAGAAACAAACCTAGCATGGTCGCACATATGGGTGGCCGGGGTGGTATACGAGAATGGCGACCACGTACTAGCAACAACACCGGACGACCTAGACAAAGCACTGTCGGGGATTGATGAGATAATCTTACACAATGGGATAGGCTTTGACCTGCCCAGACTGAGGGAGGTGTGGGGATATGAGTGGAATCGTGGGGTTGTTGATACTTGCGTATGGTCTAGGCTGTTGGAGCCTTCTTTGGATGGCGGTCACTCGCTCAAGAATCTCGCCAAGCTGGCAGGAGAAGAACTCAAGGACGACTTCGACGCAGCCGAGTTCGACCACGGACTCACTGAACGAATGTCAGACTACTGCATCCAAGACTGCCGAGCCACATGGTCAGTGTATAACTACCTTGCAGCTAAACACGAGCGACTGGGATTCTCAGATGCCTCACTAGCTAACGAGCAAGAGGTACGTAGGCTGACCACTAAGCAGGAGGAGAATGGATTCATGTTCGACTTCTCTCGTGGGTGTGAGATGTTCAACGCACATGAGCAACGCATGAAGGAGATCGAGTGTGAACTACAAGAGGTTTTCCCTCCCATCGTGGAGCAGCGGTGGAGTGAGAAGACAGGCAAGCAACTCAAGGATAAGATCACTGTCTTTAACCCCGGCTCACGGCAGCAAGTTGCATCTAGGCTTGAAGGCAAGGGCGCAGTGTGGAAGACACTCACGGAGACAGGCAAGCCAAAGGTGGACGAGACAACCCTTGCGGAACAGTCAGCTATACCTGAGGCAGCGCTGGTACTTGAGTACCTTACGTTAAGCAAGAGGCTTGGCATGCTGCGATCATGGATAGATGCAGTGGCAGACGACGGCAGGATACACGGGCGTGTGAACACATGCGGTGCTATCACTAACCGTATGACCCATAGTAAACCTAACCTAGCACAGATACCCAGTGACAAGGAGTACCGCGAATGCTTCACCGTACCAGAGGGACACAAGCTAGTAGGCGTAGATGCCAGTGGCTTAGAGCTGCGGATGCTAGCCCACTACATGAAGGACGAGAAGTACACAGACCTAATCCTGAACGGAGACATCCACACGTACAATCAGAAGGCAGCAGGACTAGCCACAAGGGATCAAGCTAAGACATTCATCTATGCCTTCCTCTATGGGGCAGGCAATGAGAAGATCGGCCAGATAGCAGGAGGCGGTGAGCGCAAGGGGGGACAGCTTAAGAAAGCATTCCTATCCTCGACACCAGCCCTCGCTAAGCTGATCGACAAGGTACAAGAGGTGGCAGGTAAAGACGGCGTACTCCCCGGCCTAGACGGCAGGAAGATACATGTCCGGTCACAGCACGCTGCCCTTAATACTTTGTTACAATCCGCTGGTGCTATCGTAATGAAGTACGCACTGGTGATTGCAAGCAAGAAGCTGGACAACATGGGCCTACCCTACCGACTGGTGGCGCAGGTACATGATGAGTTCCAGATAGAAGTACCGGAGGATTACGCGGATCGGGTCGGCGTCGTCTTCCGTAATGCTATCAAGCAGGCAGGTGTTGATCTCAACATGCGCTGTCCTCTTGCTGGCGATACAAACTCTGGCCTAACATGGGCTGACACACACTAAGGGAAACAATCTATGACTATCAAATCTGATTCAGTAACAGTACGCGGCAAGCTTTCATTCATGCACTTGCTTGAGGCTGATGACTTCAACGGTAAGGGCAAGCCTATGTACAAGTTCCGACTCACGAACCTCAGCGATGCAGCGGTTGACGCTATCGAGGAGCGCTTCGGTGAGGACGCAGGGCTAGGCTACAAGCGTATTAAGTTCAACGAGGCATACCCTGAGGCAGGTAAGTACACAGGATTTTCTTCTAGCTACCCTATCAAGGTGAAGATCGATGGTAAGGATGCTATCGTCAGCGGTAAGGACGATGCAGGTAAGGAGATGGCTAAGGTACTAGACCCTATCGCATCACGCATAGGCTATGGTTCAGAGGCTGTGGTACGTATCATTGCAGACAAGAGTGATAACCCACGGGCTGCATTCATTGACATCATTGACCTCGTTACCTACGAGAGCGAGGATGAAGATGAGGCGTATGACTCTGCTGCTGTCCTCTAATGGACAAGCCTAAACAGTGGGGCATCGATGGCGACGTGGTGGTGTACCGCGTCGGCTTTGCCTCCGACAAGAACGAGGACTCACTGGAGGATACACTCGCGGCCACGAAGGCCGCTCTCCAGTCCATCATTAACTCATGCGGAGACGAGGGTACGATCTACCTGACAGGTAAGAACAACTTCAGGTATGCCGTGACAGCTGACTGCTTCGAGTACAAGGCTAACCGTAAGGACGCAGGTAAGCCTACCTTCTACAAAGAGATACGCAGCTACATGATTACTGAGTTCGGTGCTGAGGTGCAGGAAGGACAAGAAGCGGATGACGCTCTTTCTATCGCTGCTGTACAGCACGGGCATGGTATCGCTACCGTAGACAAAGACCTAGACGGATGCCCCGGCTGGCACTTCAACTGGGTGAAGGACGAGATGTACTATGTCAGTGAGGTAGAGGCTGATAGGTTCTTCTATACTCAGATGCTAACGGGTGACGCAACCGATGGTATCCCCGGCTTGTTCAAGATGGTCGGTAAGAAAGCTATGCCTAAAGTTAAGGAACCACTACAAGAGATGACTGATCCCAAGGAGATGTACGACTACGTGTACACTGTCTACTGTGACGGGTACGAGGATGTTGGTATGTGCCTAGGTGAGATGTACTCTGTTGTGGATAGGTGGTTGCTTAACATAGGGCAGGCATTGTGGATGCGTAGAGAAGAGGGACAGATGTGGACACCCTAAAGACTAGAGAACTAAAGCCGTACAGGCTACAACTACTAGAGGATCAGAACTATCTCTGTCCTCTGTGTAAGCTAGAGCTGCTGCCTGAGGACGCGGCCCTAGACCATTGCCATGTGACAGGGCATGTACGGCAGGTACTACACAGGAGCTGCAACAGCGCTGAAGGTAAGATACTTCACTGGGCTGGGCAGCGAAGCAAGGGAGACGACCCGGTTGAGTTCGTCGGTAACCTACTAGGCTACTGGCAAGAGGACTACACGGACAATCCCATCCATCCAACACACGACAAGCCACGCAAGCGGAGAAAGAGACGATGAACGGACGCGCATGGGAGCAACACGAAATAGATAAACTAACTACGTTCCATATCATGGGACTGAGCATACAAGAACAGGCAGACAGACTAGGTAGACCCTTCGGATCTATAGCAACTAAGCGCAAGGCGCTAGGGCTTAGGTATCGGGACGAAGACTCAGCTGACGCTTACTTACTTAATGACATGTACGAGGAAAACAAGATGAAAGAACCAGACTTCGAGGCTATCTTTATTACACTGATGGGCATGACTGTGTTCGGTGTTCTAGCTGTAGGCGCTTACCTCAACGCGGGTTCAGGACTGTGAGCCGCGTAGGTATTATCGGCGACACTCACTTACCTTATGAACTGGAGGGTTACCTTGACTTCTGCATTGAGACTTTTGAAGCATGGGGTGTGGACACTGTTGTTCATATCGGTGACATGTTTGACAATCATAGCCTTAGCTTTCACGATAGCGAGCCTATGCTGCACAACGTGGTCGGGGAATATGAGTCGGCGTATGAACGAGCTAAGGATTGGTACAAAGCCTTCCCCGAAGCCACGCTCATCCAAGGAAACCACGACCGCATTCCCGCACGCCAGCTGAGAGCCATGGGCATGGAGCCTAACATCTTCATGCGTCCCATTGAGGATCTGTTCGGTATGCCTGAGGGCTGGACTGTGGCCGACACGCTAGAGATAGACGACGTACTCTACCACCATGGTGAGACAGCAGGTGGCGTCAACGGATTCCGTAAGGATGCCGAGAAGCGTATGCGCTGCACAGTCTCAGGTCACAACCATAGTAACGCTGGCGTCTCTGCTACAGCTACCGATCAGGAGCTGGTATGGGGCATGGGCGTAGGCTGTGGTGTAGACCAGAAGCACATGGCGTTCGCCTATGGTAAGCACTTCGCTAACAAGCCCATCATCGCATGTGGTGTTGTCATCGACGGTGAGCCACACATTGAATACATGAACCTAGGCAAGAAGGTACGGAGAATCTAATGGACTTCTTAGACGCAATGAATCAACTAAAAGAACTAGACCCCGATGAGATCGTAGACACCTTAGGCATCTCCGCAGCTGAGCTAGTGGATGCACTGGAGGACTACATCGTGGACTGGTGCGAAGAGAGGGACGAGTTATGAAAGTTATAGACTTCCCAAAGAAGGAAGACCCTAAGGCTTCCGACCTGTTACAAGCAGCTGCTGACTTCGCCTCCGAGATGGAGGACGACGGGTTAGAGATGCAGGTTGTAACTGTCGTCCACATGAAGGGCGTACCCACTATCATGTACAGCAACGTGGACATGGATCGCATGGGTTCGCTGTTGGACTACGCTAAGTGGGATCTGATTACAGCTCTCATCAACGAGGAATACACAGAGGAGTTTGGAGATGAAGACCCCGACACCATCCACTAAATGTGACAGGAACCTACCGCTAGACCGGCTGATGGACTCTACTGATGCTGAGAAGAAGGCGGCTAAGCAAGCGGCGTGGGATGCATACGACCAGCGCATGATGACATACATGGCTCCTAAGCCTAAGGCTGACCGGAGCCTACGGTATAACTCAGGCAAGCCAGACTACTCACTGATCCCGATTGCTGCTATGCAAGAGGCTGCTAAGGTGTTGGAGTATGGTGCTAGTAAGTACGAACGGGACAACTGGAAGCGTCCCACCCACTGGAGTGTAAGCTTTGCTTGCCTTCAGCGTCACCTTGCCGCATGGCAGAGTGGCGAAGACTTAGACCCAGAGTCTGGAAGGAACCATCTGGGACACGCGATGTGTAATATCTTACAGATGCTGCACATGCTAGAGAATCACCCCGAGGAGCTGAAGAGATGAAGTATCTAATCAACATCGCTACCGCCCTGTCGCAGCTGCTTAACGCGGCTGTGTTCATCGGTGATCCTAATGAGACACTAAGCGGCAGGTGCTGGAGGGAGAACAGGATGTGGGCTGTATGCGTTATTGATATTCTCTTCTTCTTCCAGCAAGAGCATTGCTACAATAGTCATCTGGCTGACCGTGTGTTTGCAAGGAAGATACTATGAGCTGCTTTCTCTTTGGACTATTCGCTGGGCTAGCTGGTTTGCTAGTCCTCTTTTGTATTGCAATCTACAAGGATCTTTCATGAATGATTACCAGAACTTTATAGCCATGTCCCGCTACGCCAGATGGATTGAGTACGCTGGCCGACGTGAGACATGGGACGAGACCTGCTCTCGTTACACCAACTACTGGAAAGACAAGGGCTTGCTTACGAACATGCAAGCCAACACCCTACGTAAGATGATCGTAGACTTAGACGTTGTGCCTAGCATGCGTGCTCTCATGACTGCTGGCCCTGCGCTAGATCGTGACCACGTAGCTGGATACAACTGTGCCTACCTCAGCGTTGACCACCCTCGTGCCTTCGACGAATGCATGTACATCCTACTTTGTGGGACAGGCGTGGGATTCAGCTGTGAGAGGGACGAGGTTGCTAAGCTACCCATCGTGGCTGAGGAGTTCCATGATACAGACTCAGTGATTGTAGTGGCTGACTCCAAGGTGGGGTGGGCTAAGGCATTCAAGCAGCTGCTCGCTATGCTGTGGACTGGTGAAGTACCATCGTGGGACGTGAGTAAGGTACGCCCTGCTGGTGCTAAGCTCAAGACCTTCGGTGGTCGGGCGTCAGGCCCGGCACCGCTGGTGGATCTGTTCAACTTCACAGTGGCTCTGTTCCGTAAGGCTGCTGGTCGTAAGCTGACAGACCTAGAGGCACACGATCTCATCTGTAAAGTCGCTGCCATTGTGGTAGTGGGCGGTGTCAGGCGTAGCGCATTGATCTCCCTGAGTTCACCTACTTCTGATCGCATGGCTACGGCTAAGTCTGGTGCTTGGTGGAACACAGACGGGCAACGTGCGTTGGCTAACAACTCAGCATGCTACGAGAAGAAGCCCGACTTCCACTTCTACATGAACCAGTCCAAAGCCCTGTATGAAAGCTACAGTGGTGAGCGAGGCTTCTTCAACCGTGAAGCTGCGGATAAGATCATTGACTCACACGGACGCCGGGAGACCGGACACAAGTGGGGCTGTAACCCCTGTTCCGAGATCATCCTTCGACCGTCTGAGTTCTGTAATCTATCCGAGGTTATAGTCCGGGCTGACGACAGGCTTGAAGACCTACTGCATAAGGTGGACGCTGCTACTATCTTCGGCACACTCCAGTCTACACTGACAGACTTCCGCTACTTACGCAAGGTATGGCAGAACAACTGTGAGGAAGAACGGCTGCTGGGTGTGAGCCTAACAGGCATCATGGATCACCCTGTGCTGAACGGTAGTCAAGGTGACAAGCCGCTGACTGAATGGCTAACAGCTATGCGTGAGCATGCTATTGTAGTCAACAAGAAGTGGGCTAAGCAGCTGAAGATCCCTGTGTCTGTAGCTATAACGTGTGTCAAGCCAAGTGGTACGGTGAGCCAGCTAGCCTTGTGCAGCTCAGGCATTCACCCTGCGTACTCTAGGTTCTACACACGGACAGTGCGACAGGATAACAAAGATCCAATGACTGCTTTCATGCGTGACCAAGGCGTACCTAATGAGCCGTGTGTCATGAAGCCGGACACTACAACCATCTTCAGCTTCCCTATCAAGACACCAGATACAGCGGTGACGAGGGACGAGCAGGATGCGTTGGAGCAACTCCGACTATGGAAGATCTACCAAGAGGCGTGGTGTGAGCATAAGCCTAGCATCACTGTGTACTACACGGATGACAACTACCTCGGTATGATGCAGTGGGTATGGGACAACTGGGATATTATGAGTGGTGTTAGTATGCTGCCATATGATAACGGTACGTACCAACAGGCACCCTACCAGCAGATAGATAGCCATGCTTACGAGCTGGCTGTTGAGGAGTTCCCTGAGGTGGACTGGTCGCTGTTCCCTAGCTATGAGCTAGAGGATACAACAACAAGTAGTCAAGAGCTGGCCTGTACTGGCGGCGTCTGTGAAATCGTAGGGAGTGCAGAATGATTGTTTACGACCTGCTCAGCTACAATGAGGACAAGGATTCTCATGTGTCGTGGTGCTTGTTTGACAATCTATCAGAGGCATTGGAGGAAAGAGACCAATTGAACCTTGATGAGGGTGACTTTGTTGTCATAAAACGCATCATGGGCCAGCCGGATCTGCATAAGTTTAAGCCATACTTGGATTGGGAGGACGTAAGTGAGGATTAAAGAAGAGAAGCTAGATGAAGGGTATGCCCAGTGGTATGAAACTGCTGGGACTACCATTCGTATCCAGACTAACAAGCCATGGGAGGAACTAGATTTAAGGATGAAGAACTTTTACACAGAACGTGCGGAGGAATACTTCCGGGTTCGACTACACACCGACATGGGTCGGATCGCAAACGACGGAGAGCAAGAATGAAGAACTTTGTATTAGCATTATTATTAACAGCATCAGCCACACACGCGGCTACACTGTACCTCAACGATGGGACACAGCTAGACCTGCCTGTAGGCTCTAGGGTCTACATAAGCGAAGGCCAGCTGTGGGAGTTCACTCGCTTCAATGAGGGTGGATTTGACATACGTCCGCTAGTGCCTAGCGTTCAGGTCACTGAGAGCTGTACTCAGGACACTGGCTTCACCTTCGGAGGCGGCAGCTACAGCTGTTCCGAGGAGGTTGTTGTTGAGCCAGAGCCAGAAGAAGAGACTGAAGAATGCGACAGTCTCACCTTTGGCGGCTCAGGCTGCTAGGGTGGAGGCTGATGTCTCCATACATACCTAGCATTACGTACTACACGTACCATACTAAGTAGCATTTCCGAGGGCGACGGTATCGCCCAGCCAGCGAGCAGGACTAGTAGCAGCAACTCGTGCAGCTTTAGTCCTGACTCGTTGACTACCTTCCCCACATCCCCGTAATCACTGGTAGTGTTGACCTGCCCTGAGAGGGCCGTATTGGCGTTCTGAGCGACGCTCTGGTCACCCCTTGCCTCACCCTTCCCCGCGTTGACGCGTGCCTCTATGGCCGCCCTACGCTCTCCTATGGCCGCTCCAGCTACCTGCTTGAGTGCTTCCCCTCCAAGACCAGTACAACTAATCATCATCATTGTGGATAATACGATTAAGCTTCGCTTCAGCATCCATCAACCTCCTGTCTATCAGGCCCTGCTTCTCTACTAGTGGCTCTACGTACATGTAGTTCACAGAGATAGCCACGGCAAAGATCACAGACAGAAGCGTAGTCGTCCAGTACTTGTTACTACTCTCCGCCTGAGACACAGTGGCATCTAGCTTATCGAATCTCTCTCGTATGTAGTGCAGTCGCTCCTCAGAGGTACGCACCAGACCCTTGGAAGCCTCGCTGTTTACAACAGTCTGACTCCCAAGGGCAGCTACGCTACGCTCTAGGTGAGCTATCTTTCTTTCTACATCTTCAGTACTCACGTTACTGCATCCTTGTGATTAATTGTTAGTCCAGTAGAGCTGAGAACTGCTTATATGCAGGAGTATTAGTTATTATCGCTGCAAGCTCCTCTGGGTCTTCTTTAGATATTGCTTTAGTAATAGAATTAAGAGTGTTCTCAGTAACGCCGCCGGGAGGGAGCAGACCCTCAGCAATCGCCATCCACGTATCTTCTTCTAGTCTCTTCCTGTTGTAGCTGCTACCTACTCCTACCATGTTAAGCGTCATAGGCCCAACTAAGGCGTCCAACATAGAATACATGAACTCTTCCCCAGAAGCCTCGTAGTCGTCCTTAAAGGCTTCATTCCTGCCTACGTTCAGGGCTGCGTATGAAGCTCCCGGAAGTGCTATGAACTTACCAGCTTCCGCAGCTGCTCCTTTCATGTCGCCTTCCTTGAACTTTTCATACACCTTCCTAGATAGAAGAGCATTCTGCTTTATCGCAAAACCACGGAGCATGTAAACAGGACGTAAGGCCGTGTGATTTAGCCACTTCTCTGGGCGACCTGCTGCGGAGAGCAACTGTTGCTGCCCAAGACCTAGGGTTACTGCCTCATCGTAGAGTGCTAAGTCCTTCTTACTCATCTTAGACACGTCTCCACCACTCTTATTAAGAGCATTAGCCAGCTGCGTTTTCTCTGCCTCGTCGAACCCAGCAGCAAACTCGTCCGTGAATTTACCGTCTTTTGCTTCGTTACGCAGTCTGCTAGACACAGTACCTAGCACTCCCCTCTTTCCTAGTCTATCTAACTTCTCGAATCCTGTTAGCTTGAACAGCCCTGTGGTCAGCGCCTTAGTGCCTGTAGCCAAGTGCTCTCCCAACCCCTTAGAATTTCTCCAGTCTCTAGTCAAAGCCTGAGTGAACTCACCCATCGTTTGATTCGAGATACCTAAACGCTCTAAGTCAGAAGCTCCTCTGCTTGCTTTGCTGAATGCTTTCATCATGTTACCTACGCCGTTGTTCCATCCAGCCATAGGTATGTCGTGGACGTTGAGCACCGAAGTCTTAGGCCCTGCTAGTGTTCCAGCATACGACAGATTCTGAAAAGAACTTATCCAGTTATTCTGCATCTTGTTCTGGCCTCTGACTAGACTGACTATTGAGTTACGAGCGTCTATTGCTCGCCCTTCATCAATGCCCTTCTTCTGTATAGCCTTCTGTATTTCGTCTACTAGCTGGGGCGCTCCCCCGTTTATGTCTGTTACTCCGAACTTCTGCTGGAGCTGAATCAATCTATTGTTATTCTGTATTCTGTTCATGTTAGACAATAAAGGATTAACATACTCGTCGGGTTTTACTTCTCCTTTGTAGTGAAGTCCTCTTTCTCTTTCTAGCTCTCCCTTATCCTTAGCAGGCTGATTGTAAGCATCGTCTCCGAAGTCGTCCTTTTGCTTGCTCTTCTTTGGAAGTCCTTTCTCTTTCTGTGTATGTAGATACCCAGAAGCACTGCTGTTGTTTCCCAATGCTTTATTGTATTTAGCGTTAGAGGACTCAGACCAGCTGAGGTATTTCCTTAGGGCGTTTGACTGCTCTTGTCCTAGTTCTTTCTTGACGTACCCTAGGAGAGAATCAGCAGACACAGAATGCCGACCGAAATCCAAGAGCATTCCCTTGAATGTTGCGTCTGTGTCCGCAAGGGAGATGACCTCACCCATAGGTTTGTTCTGTATAATCTCTGCTCTCTCTTTGGTGTTCTGTCTAAGTGCAGTCTCGTCTGCTCTTTGTACGCGAAGACCTACCTCCTCACTGACGCGACGACGCAAGACATCCGAGACTCCTGTTGCGTAGTCGTCCCATACTTCTCCGCCCTTGCCTGCCTTAGATCCAGCCTCCCACTCTCCTGCCGCCTCTTCTAGCAATTCAACCTCATCCAAAGCAGTAGCATCTTTCTTGGCGCGTACCTCTGCTAGCTTCTTACCGATCACATGAGCACCCGCACCTACGACAGCGCCTCCTCCTGCTCCAATCAAAGCACTATTGACGCGCCCTTCATCCCGACCTGACAAAGCACCATACGCAGCACCCTCAGCTCCTGCTATTAGAGACTTAGTTTTAAGTCCTCCTTTTACGGTTGCAGCAGGAACGGCTAACCCTGTGACCATGCCTGCACCATACGCGGCATTAGAAAGAAGAGGATTAACTTCGTCTAGTTTATCCATTCCTTCTCTTGTGGCTTCGATGTTACGATCCCAATTGAAGTTATCCGCTATTGAATCCAGCGTGGACTTATCACTGTTAAACACATCGTAGATAGTTCCGCCTATTCCCCGCCCTATAGCCCCTGCCTCGTCACCCACTCCAAGGGTTCCCTCAGCAAACTGACCAGCAGCGGCGGCTGCCTGATCTAGGCCAGACATCTCTTCTTCCTGACGCCCTGCCTTGATCCTCTCTACCATGCGCTGCTGCTCGGAAGTTAGACTCGTCTCTTCCTTATCCTGCTCCTGTATTTCCTCCTCACGCTCTGCTTTTATTCTTGCTACCATGCGCTCTTGCTCAGGGGTAAGACTCATCTACTCTCTCCTATTTGTATATCAGTTTTGCCAAATTGCTCGCTCCTCCGAGGTGGAGTTGTTCCAATCCTCCTGAGTCAGTCCTGCTGAAATAAAACCAGCCGGTGCTGGATCTTTCCCGAACTCTCTGTCGAGGTCACTTAGCATCTTTTGTTGTAGCTGCTCGTATGCCTCAGTGAAGGTTATGTCTTTATTTCCTCCGAAAGCCGCCAAGCCTTCGCTAGCATCATTACGGAACTCCTCAACAGTAGCTGTGGGCAGTGTCTTAGAAAGTACAGCGGATCTCTTTTGTTGATACAGGCGGTCTTGCGCCCTCTGGTCTGAATACTCTGACAAGTAAAGCTGATCCGAGACAGAATTAAGATCCCTCTCTAGTGCAGCTCGGTCATCTTTTAGTTTCTGCTTTGTGCTCTTAGGAGTTTCGCCCGGATTCTCATTAACTGCCGTGATGTCTTTGTTTAGTCTTTCTAGACGGGCCTTGTATTTAGCTGCGACCTCCTTAGGAAGTCCCTCAGGAATTACTGCACTTGTAGCAACCACCGGGGCATTGATCTCTCTTTCTTTCTCTGCCCTAACAGCATCAGCATCTATACGCTGTACTGCTCTATCGGCAAGCTGAGTTGCCTGTATAGCAATCTCAGGCGGAGCGGCCTCGAGCAAAGTCCTTATGTCTTCTACGCTCCCTGCTGCGTTCACGTCATTAGAGAACTTACCTAGATTCGCCTTGTCTGTTTCTTCGTCTGCTCTTTCCTTACCTTGTCTTAGCCTGTCTTCAGCCCTCCACTCATGTTCTTGTTGCTGTAGTGCTCCGTTCTCTATTCCCTGCATGGCGCTAAGCATACTAACCCCCTGCACTTCTCCTACCTTCTGAACGATGTCTCGTGCCTCTTCTATCTCCGTAGGATTTCCTTTTCTAATAGCGTTAGATAGGCCGTTAAGGGCAGCGGATCTAGCCTGCCCCTCACGCCTAGTATTCTCTTCTTTCTGTTTCTCCTCTAGGGTGTTAAT